AGACCTGTTGTAACACGTAGGTACAGTAGAAAGACTGGCAACAGATTGAAGGACAAAGTAGAAGTGTTTAACCCAGGTTCACGCAAGCAAATAGCAGAACGATTGATGGCTCTTGGTTGGCAACCTAAGGAACGAACAGAGAAAGGATCGGTGATCGTAGATGAGAAAGTATTGGCAACTATTAAAAGACCTGAAGCTAGACTTATTGAAGAGTACCTACTCATACAGAAACGGGTGGCTCAAGTTGAGAAATGGATTGACTATGCGGATAACACCGACAGGGTACACGGTAAAGTCATCACGAACGGAGCAGTCACAGGACGAATGACACACAGCAGTCCTAACATGGCACAAGTACCACGTGTAGGTAGTCCGTATGGTGTTGAGTGTCGTAGCTGTTGGACAGTAGAGGAAGGTAATGTACTGGTAGGTATTGATGCGTCTAGTTTAGAGTTACGTATGCTTGCACACTACATGCGTGACGATGAATACACTCGTGAGATACTGGAAGGTGACATCCATACAAAGAACATGGTTACTGCTGGTCTACAAAACAGAGATCAAGCTAAGACTTTTATCTATGCTTTTCTGTATGGTGCTGGACCTGCTAAGGTAGGTGCTATTGTAGGCGGAGGTGAAGCTGAAGGAGTTAACTTAATAGCTAGCTTCCTTGATGGTACACCTGCTCTACATGCATTGAAGGATAAGGTTCGTAGGTTATCTAAACGTGGTTGGTTACCTGCTCTTGATGGTCGTAAGCTACACGTACGTCATCAGCACTCCGCACTTAACACTTTACTGCAGGCAGCAGGAAGTATTTGTATGAAAAAAGCATTGATACTATTGCATGAGAAACTAAAATGTGGTATAATGCAAGGCTCGTTTGTTGCTAATGTTCATGATGAGTGGCAGATAGAGACTAAGAAAGAACATGCCGAATCTGTAGGCCAGCTTGGTGTACAGGCAATTCGGGATGCAGGACTCGCACTAGGGCTACGCTGTCCACTCAATGGCGAGTATAAAATAGGTACTAATTGGGCAGCAACACACTAAGGAGAAGTAAAATGCAAGACTTAAAACCGATAAAGGTAAAAGCCGATATCATGTGGGCTTTCCTTGATACACCTAACCAGATGTCAGAGAAGTATCAGGTTGATCTATGTAACCTATCTGATGGTGCTGTGTCTGCACTAGAGGACGCAGGTATTCAAGTGAAACGGAAAGATGATAAAGGTTTCTATATCGTCGCCAAGTCTAAGAAGTATCCTATCCGTACTGAGATGTCAGATGGTTCAGGCATTGAAGGTAAGGTAGGTAACGGGTCTAAAGGAGTAGCGTGGATTAAACCATACGCTTACCAGTTCAAAGGTAAGGCAGGTGTGTCCGCAGGTATCAACAAGCTAGTGATTACTGACCTCGTGTCGTACTCTGTTGATGAGACTGCTCTGGATGACAACATAGAAGAGGCACTCTAAATGGATACTCCGTCAATGCAGAATGTCAAAGCTCTCATTGACGGAGACATCCTTGTGTATCGCATAGGATTCTCCGTTGATGATCCAGAAGAAGAGAAGTTTGCTATCAGTAGGATGGGTCACTTTATTGATGAGCTATTGTCTGTTGATGGTGTTGATACTTACTCTGGGTACATCACGGGGAGTTCTAACTACAGGTCAGAGATATCCACCGAGAATAAATACAAGGGCAATCGTGAGAACGCACGTAAACCTATTCACTATGATGCCCTTAGAGAATACTTGTTGGATAAGTGGTGCTTTGAACTGATTGAAGGGCAGGAGGCAGACGATGCTATTGGTATTGCAGTATATGATTCCCCCGTAGATACAACATGCGTCATGTCTATTGACAAAGACTTGAACATGCTACGTGGTTGGCACTATAACTTTGTAAAGCAAGACTTGTATTATGTTACTGAAGAAGAAGCAATAAAGAATTTTTACATTCAGATTCTGACAGGTGACAGGGTTGATAACATCCAAGGTCTTAAAGGTATCGGACCAAAGAAAGCAGAGAAGATACTTAAAGATTTAGTTGATGAGCAGGACTTGTTTGACGCAGTGTTAGAAGCATACGAAGATGACATTGATACATTAACTGAAAGAGCACAGCTACTATGGATAAGAAGAAAACATGGGCAGATTTGGACACCAAAGAGTTTCCAGAAATAGCCTACATTGAATGGTGGGATGCGCTGTCTGACTCAGGGTGGGAACCTTTAGGTAAGACAGACATTCATCCTGTATTAAGTATAGGGTTTGTAGTAGCTGAAGATAGTTCAGCAATCACACTAGCTGCAGCATACTCTATTGACCAGTCTAACTCTAGGTTACACATACCAAAAGGTTGGATAACTAAGATGAAGAGGGTTAGGTTAAACAAGTTCTTAAACATTAGGAGAAGAAAATCAAAACCCAAAGTGCAAAAGCAAAAGGAAGAAAGCTCCAGCAATGGTTCCGAGATCAAATCCTCGAACTCTTTTCCTTTTCCAAAGACGATGTAAGATCAACCAGCATGGGTGCAGGAGGGGAGGACATCCTCTTCTCTCAATCAGCAGGTGACAGGCTCAACATATCAGTAGAGTGTAAGTCAAGGGATTCAATAGCTGTGTATAATTATTATGCTCAAGCTAAGGATAACTGTCCTGAAGGTAGAGAACCTGTGTTGGTTATCAAGCAGAACAAGTCAGACCCATTGGTAGTAATAGATGCGGTCTATTATTTACAACTACTGGAGAGAACTACATGAGACACTTAGTTATCCCAGACACGCAGTGCAAACCTAACAACTCATTCGAGCATTTAGAATGGGCAGGACACTACGCTGTCAAGACTAAGCCCGATGTGATCGTACATCTAGGAGATCATTGGGACATGCCTAGCCTCAGTGTGTATGACGTAGGTAAGAAAGCGTTTGAAGGTAGGACATACAATGAAGATATCAAAGCTGGTAACTTAGGCATGGATACATTCATGAAGCCTATCATCGAAGAGCAGAAGAGACAGAGAGCTAACCGTAAGAAGGTGTGGAAACCTAAGAAGATATTTCTTATCGGCAACCATGAAGAACGGATAGAGAGAGCTATTGAATCCGATAGGAAACTAGAAGGACTGATAGGTTACTCTGACTTTAATCTTAAGAAGTACGGGTGGGAAGTGCATGGCTTTCTGGAAGTGCCTATCATCAATGGCATTGCATACAGTCATTACTTTACATCTGGTGTAATGGGTAGACCAGTAACAAACCCAGGTTTACTATTACAAAAGAAACACATGTCATGTATCATGGGACACGTACAAGATAGAGCCATCTCGTTCAGTCGCAAAGCTGACGGTAAAGGTATCACTGGTATCTTTGCTGGTATCTTTTATCAGCACGACGAGGACTATCTATCAGCACAGACTAATGGTTCGTGGTCTGGTATCTGGATGTTAAATGAAGTAGACAATGGTAGCTTTGATGAGATGCCTGTGTCAATTAACTATTTAAGGAAACAATATGGACATAAAAGAAACTCTTGATAAGAGAGAAGAGCAGTACGGTCACTATAAAGTAGTAGGACAGATCAGTCAGGACATAAAAGCTGTCATAAAAAAGTCACCAAATTACTTGGTCATGCCTCCATACATGAGAGAAAGTATGGACATGATTGCTAACAAGCTAGCTAGGATACTTAACGGTAACTACTACCTTAATGATTCATGGCATGACATCTCAGGCTACGCTTCATTAGTGGTGATGACTAATGAGGATATGTATAAAGAAGATGAAGAAGAGATCCGTTATGGTGGAACTAACGATTGATGAAGTTAAACATAGGTTGATGCAGTTCAGTGAGGTTGATGTCATTGAACTGCTTGACCTAACATCCGAAGATATCCTTGATAGATTTGAGGATATCATTGAAGAGAGATATGAGATACTAATAAAGGAAATACAATGATGGATTTTTATCAGCAGTACATAGCCAAGTCTAGGTACTCTAGGTTCTTGGAGAAAGATAGCAGACGAGAGGACTGGTACGAGACAGTGGATAGGTATATGGACTTTATGTACAACCACCTCAAGTCTAAGCATGACTACACAATACCTGTTAACGTTGACTCAGAGCTACGTGAGGCTATCAAGAACATGGAGGTAGTACCCTCTATGCGTAGCATCATGACCGCAGGGAAAGCCCTTGAGAGGGACAACACAGCAGGTTACAACTGTAGTTATTTACCTGTTGATGATCCTAAAGCATTTGACGAGGCGATGTACATCTTGTTATGTGGCACAGGTGTAGGGTTCAGCGTTGAGAACAAGTACGTTAGTAAGTTGCCTGATGTACCTGAGAAGATGTTTGATAGTGACACAACTGTTGTTGTATCTGACAGCAAAGAAGGATGGGCTAAGGCATTGCGTCAGCTTATAGCATTGCTGTACTCAGGTGAGGTAGCTAAGTGGGATGTCAGTAAGATCAGACCAGCAGGTGCTAGACTCAAGACCTTTGGTGGTAGAGCTAGTGGACCAGCACCATTGAACGAACTGTTTGAGTTTGTTGTACGTAAGTTCAAGTGTGCAGCAGGACGTAAGCTCAGTACACTAGAGTGCCACGACATCATGTGCAAAGTAGCTGAGGTTGTAGTAGTAGGTGGTGTGCGTAGGTCAGCTATGATTAGTCTATCTGATCTAGATGATGACAAGATGCGTCACGCTAAGACTGGTCAGTGGTGGACAGAGAATCCACAACGTGCACTGGCTAACAACTCTGCGGTATACAACGAGAAGCCTGACGTTGGTCAGTTCTTAAACGAGTGGACTAGTTTGTATCATAGCCACAGTGGTGAACGTGGTATCTTTAATCGTGAAGCAGCAATCAAACAAGCAGCTAGGAATGGAAGAAGAGATGCTGATCAGGAGTTTGGCACTAATCCTTGTTCTGAAATTATACTCAGACCTTACCAATTCTGTAATCTTTCAGAGGTTGTTGTTCGAGAGAGCGACAGTATCTACGATCTTGAACGAAAGGTAAGACTGGCTTCAATACTAGGTACGTATCAATCTACGATGACACACTTCCCGTACTTGCGTAAGATATGGCAACGCAATACTGAGGAAGAGAGACTATTAGGTGTATCGTTGACTGGTATCTTAGACAACAAGATGCTTGGAGAAAACAATGAGCAACTCAAGACTCTTCTCGAAAGACTCAAGATGGTATCAGTTGATGAGTGCATACAGCTTTCCTCTGACTTGCATATCCCTTGTCCTGCTTCCGTCACTTGTGTTAAGCCTTCTGGCACTGTCAGTCAACTTGTTGATAGTGCTAGTGGTATTCATCCTAGACATTCTAAGTATTACATCAGAAGAGTTAGGGGTGACAAGAAAGATCCGCTTACTACGTTCATGGTTCAACAGGGTATTCCTGCAGAAGATTGTGTGATGAGACCTGAGTCTACTACTGTGTTCTCTTTCCCTAAGAAAGCACCAGACTCTGCTACACTACGTGATGATCTTACTGCTATTGAACACTTGGATTTATGGATGACATACCAGAAGCACTGGTGTGAACACAAACCATCAGTCACTATCTCTGTTAAAGAGGACGAGTGGGTTGAGGTAGGAGCGTGGTGCTGGAATAACTTTGATGACATCAGTGGTGTATCATTCTTACCACATGATGGTGGCACATACAAACAAGCACCATACGAAGAGTGTACTCAAGAACAGTACGAGGATCTCTTACGTAAGATGCCTAGTGAAATCTATTGGGATGAACTGATAGAGGATGATGATAACGTAGAAGGAGCACAGACTCTGGCTTGTACAGCAGGAGTGTGTGAAATATGACAAGGAGATTTAAATGTTGCAAACAATACTTAGTTTCTTGGCTCTGTTTAATTGTTATCCTGATGCAGCAGTTATTACACCTTCCAATTCTACTTTCTTTTTAGCAGGTGATATAGGTGTTGTGTACGTACGTCCTGATATGCTCAAGGATAACGTACTTGTACACGAACTATATCACTACTGTCAATGGGAAAGAGCAGGCAAGAAACCTGCTCAGACGTGGGATGAGTGGAGACACAGAGAGGAGGAAGCAGCAAAGATAGAGGATATCTATCTTAACTTAAAGTAGTTACTTCTTATTATTGATGAGGTCAAACAAGGCTCGTACTTTTTCTTCTAGTACGCTTAGCCTTGCACTGACCTCTGCCTTCCAAGTAATACCTAAGAAGATTACGATCACAAGACCTGAGAGTATCTCCCAGTATGTCGTGATAAAACTTTCCATTTAGAATTCACCTGTACCCTCAAAGCTACCTCTGTCATCAGACAAGTCTCTGAATCTTTTTTCTACTGAGTCTTTAAACTTACTAGACTTAGTTTTGTTTGCGTCTATTTTATCTGGTGTTAATCCTGCTAGTGTTTTCCTTAATGCTTCAGCACCTAACTGCGCTCTTGCTAAAGTCAAATGTCTTTCACGTTTACTCATTGCCTGAAACTCAGGACTCTTCTGCATTAAGTGAAGATAGTTTCTTCTTGTGTATTCAGCAAACATACGTTCTTGAAGTTCAGGATTCTCTAAGAACTCTTTTTTGCTAGGATTCTTTATACCCATTGTCTTTGCTGCATCAGCCCTCGCATCATTGTTCATTTGATACTTACCCCAATGCTGTCCATTGGTTAAGGTATACTTACCGCCAGATGATTCTATGTCTGCAATTCCTTGCTTGTATGCTTCCCACTCATCTACGTTCATGTTCATTGTATCTACGGCTTTAACAATAACAGGCTCGTCTAATACTTTAGCTTGACTGGTAGTAATTACATTACCAAAAGGATCGTAACTTACTGGTTCTTCTACTACTTTTTCTATAGCAGGAGGAGTTACTACTTCAGCAGGAAGTTCAGTAGCGTCAATACCCATTGCTTCTCCTAAATCCATTAACTCTTTCTGAGCATCTCTTTCGTCATACTGCTTTAGTCTTAGTCTATCAGCAGCTTCACCGCCCCTAGCTCTAAGCCTGTCAGCTTCTTGTACTCTTTGACGCGCAACAGATTCTTCAAAATCATCCATGTACCTAGAAGGAGCTTGGTTAAATAATAGTCCTTCTGTTGTACCACCAAAAGGATCAGGTAAATTTTCTGTTATGAACCTACCTTCTGCGTCTGTGTACTGTCTATTCTCAGGTACTATGTTCATCCTATCTCTAGGAAATCTTCTGCTTAGTCTTTCTGTTTCTAAACGAGATTCTTCTAAGAACTCAGGAGTTATCATTTTTCTTGCTTGATAAACAGAATTAATTTTTTCTTGATTAGCTGGGTTGTTTATCTGTCTGCGATCTATTACCCCAGCTTGTACTAATTCGTTAGCTATGAATTGTTTTTCTAATATCTCGTCTTTAACTGCTTGCGCTGCATTAGCTCTTTCTATTTGCTCTGGTGTTTCTGCAGTAGCTCTTCCTTTAATGTCTAATAAACCTCTTAAAAGATCATACCCAGAAGATCGTTGGTTAGCTTGTTGTGTAGTATAACCAAATTTAGTAGCATCCTCTTGAGTAAAAGAACCGTCATCTCCTACGTTAGCTAAAACACCAGCATCAGACGCGCCATCAGGCATCATGTACATCTTAAAAAAAGAATCAACGTTATCAGAAGGTCTGTTTATATCTGTAGTTTGTTTTCTTCTATCTCTTAAATCAAGAACATTTACTTGCTCTGATCTAACTTTATTTAGTTCATCGTTAACTATATCAGATACTGAGCTAGAAAGCAAACCACGACCGTAACCACCAAACTCTTGGTCTTGTGGCACAGGAGTAGTAGCTGTAGTCCACTGACCCATCTGTCTTTCAGGAATAGGTTGTTGATCTATGTATTGAACATTAGGATTATAATCAGGACGAGGACCAACAGAACCTGGAGTACCACCTACTCCAGTCATAGCTGCCTTTCTAGCAGCTTCTGCTTTTTCTCTAGCTTTCCTAGCTCTGTATTCTCTAGAGATTCTCCAATCTTCAGGAGTAGGTATCTGACGTTTGAACTGTTTATCAAGAACAGGGTCTTGTTCTCTTTCTAATTGTTCTGGGCTTTTCTGTCCTATCTTTAATTTTTTAAAGAACTCTCCAATAGTAGACATCACTCATCTCCAAATAAATCTTTATATGCTTGTTTTTCTTTTCTTTCGTTATACTCTTCTAAACCACCGCCAAAGAAGTTATAATAGAACTTACCTAAAAACGGAACATCTTTTAAAGTTTTAGGATCAAACTCTCCGTTTTCAATACTATTCCATGCTCCAGCTATTAAATTATTAAACACAGAAAGAGGAGGAGCAAACGTATCTGTAACAAATTCTTCTACGTTCTTGGTTTTTGCTAGCTTGTTCACAGCGTATTGAGAAGAAGCAAATACTTTAAATATATTGTCAACATATCTGTCACCCAACTCACTATCTAAATCTACTTCTCTGCCAAGCATTAAGTCTTGAGCAGTTTGTACTGTTAAGTTAGTTGTAGGAACAAGCAACGAGA